GATTCACGCTTGCAGGCAAATGTGGGGGCGGTTCGTGGAACCGTTCTACTAGAAAACGGAAAGACACTCACCCACTAGAAGCCAAACATAAATGGGAAATAACTTTTGGCCAATAAACTCAGAAAGGAGATGGGAGAATGACCACCAACAAACCACCAATGACGGTGTGGCTGGCGTTTGATGCTGTTGACTGTTTTGACCGCAACGAAGAATGCGGAGCATCCGACCTAAAAAACCACCATCACCAGATTGGACCCTACGTCAACCTTGAGCAGTTCATGAAGGAGGTTGAGAGACGGGCGTCATGCATAAGATTCCCGCATTCAAGAAACAACGCTGAGGCTGGGTTTTATGCCATGCAGGAACTCGCCAAAGAAATCGAGGATGGGAAAGAATGAAAACCAAACACTGCTGCGGATGTAGCAGATCAATTATGCGACAGCATAAAACAACGAAAACTATTCGATAACATGAAAGACGACAAAACAACACCAAAATCACTACTCGAGATCGGGGATCAATACGTGCAGACCACATGGCACCACCCCGAAGCAAACACGGAGATCATCGCCATATACCGCTACAAAGGAGATGGGCAATGGGTCATGGATCAACCGCTTCGGGGCCCATGGACCGTGTCCAAAGATGGCGAGGTTTACAACGACTACCGCATAGCCCCCGATGCCTTCAATAGCGTGTCGGTTCACGCCATGTCTCTATTCGCTCGTTTGCAGGAAGAGGGGGTGCAGGGAGCAAAGAATGCGTGGTCAGAAGCAGGCGGAACAGTCTACGACCTATGAAGCACACTATTACATTCAAGCTCCCTCAAGAGCGGGAGGAACTGGAGATCCACCTTAAAGCGGTGGACAATGCCAGCATTCTCCAAGAATTGGACGAGACCATGCGTGGCTGGCTGAAACACGGCTTCCCAAAATGCTGCACACTGGAGGCCATCGCTCAGTATGTCCGGGACATGATCAACGAATGAAAATCTTGATCTCAATTATGGCTGTGATGATCGCCTCGGTTGCTTCTGCGAGCGACATCGTCTCAATGACGATCCTCGCAGAGGCCCGGGGCGAGGGGCCAGATGGAATGGCAGCAGTGGCTGCCTGCATACAGCAACGATCCCTGAATAGGTCCATGACACCGGAGGCGGTCTGCCTCGAGAAGAAACAGTTCTCCTGCTGGAACGGTAAACGTCCAGCGGATCTCGAGCACCTGCTCAAGCTGCCTCAAGCGAAAACCGCCAATTGGCTATCCAAAAACCTGCACAAACTCAACCGAGCGAAAATCGGCTACGCTGACCATTACCACGCCGACTACGTCAAGCCGTATTGGGCTACAGGCAGGACATCGACAATAAAAATAGGCAAACACATTTTCTACAAACTTAAATGAAAACCATCGAAGCACACTGGGACCCTGAAGAGATGATGTCTCCTGACGCAGATCCGCAGGAGGAATACGATAATTACAGGGATTTCGTTAAAAGACACCCTACATTGACAGGATTAACTGGCGAGGAATTCACTCTCGAAGACTTCAAGCGATACATAAATGGAATCGAACCACTTTGATCTTAAAGCAGTGTTCTGCGCGGTCGATGAAGATCGGGACACCGTTGTCCTGACCATCAATGGCGAGGAAGTTTCCACTAGGGAGGCTGTTGTCACTTTATGCGACAAATACGGCATGACGACACGGGATCTGGCTACACTCATGGCCGTTCCCGTCAGAACAGTCGAGGGATGGAGATCAGGAAGACCCAGCTCCATCCTGAACCGAATGAGGCTGGGTCAAGCTGCTGAGAAACTGTCAGAGGCTAATCCTCCTCAGAAGTTCCCTTGAGAGCATCGGCATACAGGTTCTGCATCGCAAAATACAGATCCTGTATTGCCGAAAGCCTGCCCGCAAAATAGTGGCGATCCTCTGAAGACAGGCCGTGGCCAGACACATTGCTGGACTCAGCCTTGATTAATTCGTTCAACACCACATCCAACGCCTTCCTAACCGGGTGCTCTTCCTGTAGCGAGAACGCTTCCAGAAGCCACTGTTCGTGGCCTGTGAACCTGTATTCGTTATGCATTTGGGTTAACTCCTATTCTTCCGATCTGCGCGTTCTGTTGTTGAGTCAAACTCATCTGCAGGTTCTGCGCGAATGACTGAACCAACTGTGAGAACTGCTCGTCGGCTTCCATTTGCTGCTGGTATTTAGGGTTGTTCTGTATGATCTGCTGAAGGAACTGCATCTTGATCCCAGCAGACGGATCGTTCTCAACGTATCGCGGCTGGTTGCCAAGAGCCATAAGCGCAACCTGATTGTTCATGTCGTCGTACATTTTCTGGCTGGCCTCTGCCTGCTCGATGACGAGTTCATCGGCCAGCGTTGGATCGATCACCTGCAATTTCTTTCTGATCAGCTTCGTTCTGTCCACGATTCCCATGGTGTCTTCTGGTAGCACAAACTGAGAGATCGCCTGAAGTTTTTTCTCGACGAATTCGTTGTCAAGTTCTCGCACGTCAAAATGCAGTGTGAAGTTGAATTTACGTGGATCTCTGGGAAGGGCCATGTTGGTCCCCGTGACTGTGGCAAACCTCTCGTCGGTGTCGAATACCTGAGTCAGATCCCAGACTCGACCAATGACAGATGTCATGTGCCTGAGCCATCTGTGGACATATGCCTGCTGCCTTAGCTGCGTCTCTACTGCTGGAACAGCAGCGTTCGGCCTTCCGAAGTATCTGTCGGTCCGCTGCTGGATGTGATCCATCAGCGCGAACGCTAAGTCAGCCCCTCTTCGGGGAGACTCCATCCAAGTGATGTCACCCGGACGCTGCTCAGAGACCTGAACACCCGGGCCCACCTTGATTCTCTGTCCGTATCGAAGCGGAACTTTTAAGGGTGGCAGTGTCTCAAAACTTGACCTGTCAAAGACCATGTCAGCTTGAGCCTTGTATTCAGCCTGCCACGTTTTGACGATTTCCGCGACACCACGTGACTCGATAGGGCTGCGCCGTGTCTTTTCTCGGGTGAATGACTCGAACGGGTAGGTGTCCCCGGCTTCAGTCACCAGTTTGTGTTCAGCGTAGACTTCGTTCCCTTTGGAGTCTTTCTCCATGTAGGGCGAGAACACGGTCATGTAGATACCCGGGGTCCCTGTGTCTGTCACTCTGCGACTATATGCATGGATGACTTCGATCAGGTTTGTCTTCTCGTCCATCCGCTCAGTAGAGCCCAGCACAGGGCTCAGGCCCTGATCCCACACCTGTGAGCTCCTGCCTGCTGTCCGCTTAACCTCGTCCACCCATTCCCTGCTCCACTCACCACTGGCCGCCTTTTCTTCCAGTTCAGCCACTGTGTAGTATTCCCTGCGGAAGATGGCTCGAGCTCTCTGGAGATCATTTGTCTCAGGCGGGAACAGAATCTCGTGGTATGGGCGAAGAGCAACAATCCGAGGCTGGTTGCGAGCCATCTCCGGAAGCTCGAACGTGGTCTCTCCGTCACGCACGATGTCGCGTATGTGTTTGAGTGCTTTCGATCTGGTCAGTCCGTCATTGCTGGCAACAAGCAGGTCAGCCAGATACTCCTCTTGGTCCTGCAGCACAGCGGTCAGAGCATCGACTTGTTGGGGGGCATCTACTCCGAGGAAACCGGAGAGGGTTTGGAGGTTTATTGTGCGCGGGGTCTGGGCATAGCTACGATCCCAGATGACATGAAGAACGCTCCAACCATACTGTGCTGCATATTCTGCATGAAGCTCCAGCTCCTCTTCCCAGCCGGGCTGCATTAAAGTGCTCAGCATCCATCGCAGGTAGAGCCCAACTGCGGATGCCTGTTTGTGATCGGCGGCCTCAACTCCAGCCACATTAAGGGCTGCTCTGCTGATGGCTGATGTCGATAAATTGACAATGAAGCTGCAGACCTCGTCAGCCAGCCTGATCCGAGTGTCACTGGCCCCTTCCCACGGAAAAGGCTGCCTGCCCAGATCCTTGGCATGTTTCTTTCCGTCCCGGCTCTGTCCTGTCCATGTGGCAAATCGCGTCTCGTCGGATTCGCGGACACGGTAGGTGATCCTCTCATCGGAATAAGCTCTTCGGTATTCCGAGCAGAGCTGGTTTATGTTGGGCTCAGTGCTAAGCTGCAGCCGATCGTCAATAGTGTTCATCTCAATAACTCAAGGTCTCAGTGCTATAATCCATTTTCCTCGGGACGTATATCGGGTCCATCAAAATCAGATACCTCAGGGCGTCTACCGGGTCTTTACTAGCACCCTTCTCACCATCTGAGTTTGTCCACGTCCTCAGGCTGTATATCAGGTTCTGGCACTCCCGCGACACATAAAGCTTGGGCTCATTCAGGATGCTGATCTCCCTGCTCATGTCATATGCGAACAGGTTGTTCACCAGAGCACAGCTCTCATCAATATGAGCCATGGCAGATGGAACAAACAATAACCCATTCTTCGTCACCTCTCCGCCAGCTCCCCTGTCAGGGTTGGCCAGCAGGTCAATGAGACTCTGGTTATGCTCCCTCTGTCCAATAACTGCTGTCCGACCTGCTCGGGGGTCAATATACCTCTCGTGTATGCCTCCATCGTTGACCTCAAGCTCTCTGATCAGCTTCTTGTATTGGTCAATGTTCCTCCCACAGTCCGCAGTCTGTGCTGGCCCTTTCTTACCATCAAGCTTCTCACTCGGGACAGCCCACTCCCCGTAGTTTGCCATGTCGGGCCACTCCCTATAAATAAACACCCGCCCGAGGTCGTCCACTTTCGCCCAGAGCATATACCAGTTTCGATCCCCCGGGGTGGGGTCCACAACCATATAATTGGTCCCCTCTCTGGGGATCTGAGAAGGTTCGATAATGTTGCGATCCGTGAACCTCGGGAATTTCCCAACCACAGGGTTGCTGACATAACCATAGGCCCTGATCTCTCTCTCCTCTCTCGTCCTGCCCTGCAGCGTCTGCTGCATTCGATCAAACGGGGAATACGGGTTCCACTCAGAGAAGAACCAAAAGATCTGCCCAGTTCCACTTCTGGTCCTCGCTTTATAAGGCATGTGACCTCGAGGAACCCCAGCCAGTGGACTATCATCGTCCCCGATCAGC